CTTTCTCGAAGTCACGTAAAAATGGTTTCTGCTGATCGCCAGAACGTAGGCGCCCCCTGCATGGGAGGGTCCTTTGTTAAGGCGCTGACCAGAGCAGCTCATATCCTATCTCGTGAGTTTAGTCTCACTAGGATGCCGGATTTTGAATCCGGGAGCTGCCGTCAAGTCAGGCAGGTTTGGGAGAAGTGGGCAAGTGAGGTGATGCCCGGTGGAAGACGTCGATGGCGATTCCGCATGGCTGTCAAAAGCTGTGCACGAATTTTCGATAGCGTCTGTAACCGGTGCGATCCTTCTGCCCGAGAGGAGGCACGGGACAAATGGGCCGAGAGTGTTGGCAAGTACGACCTCGAAGGTGAGCTTAGATGCGCTGCTCACACCGAGGAACTCAAGGCACATGTCCGCGTGCTAGTAGGAGGGTGGGGGAAGAGGTTATCTGGTTGTCGAAAAGATGCCAGAGACCCTTATTTACCCTCGGACGTATACATACCCGACCAGCAGGGATGTAGGGAAACCAGAAGAGGTGAGGGAGGTACTTTGGGTACTTGTACGTGTTGTTTTGACGGGGATTATTCTCTCGTTAGACGAGGCGTCGCCAAGACCAAGGGAAAGTATAGGGTAGTTACGATGCAAAGTGCGACGGTTAAGCGTCGTCTTCGTCCTATTCATAATGCCCTGTACGATCATCTCACTTCTTTCGACTGGTGTGTCCGAGGGGACGTTAGGATCGAGGACTTTCTTGCCGTCTGCGATGCGGGCAAAGAAGATATAATTAGCGGTGACTACAAAGCCGCTACTGACAATATATATCTTTCTGCCGTCCGTGCGATCGTAGAGGTGATAGCGGAGGATAGGGAGTTGAGTGACGAGGAGAGGAGATGTCTCGTCGGTAGTTTCGAGGATTTGAGGTGGTTATCGTGCTCGGGAGTGGAACACCCGATTCGGAGAGGTAGTATGATGGGAAATTTGGTCAGTTTCCCTCTGCTGTGTCTTTTGAACAAAGCATGTCACGATATGGCCGCTGTAAGGGCGTACGGCCCGTTGGAGAGAAGAGTAGGCAGGTTTAACGGCGATGATTGCTTGTTCCAGGGCAATCCTGTCATGTACGCGGAGTGGAGGAAAGTTACCTCCGTGTACGGTCTCGTCGTCAATGAGGAGAAGACGATGGTTTCACGTCATTGGGCTGACCTTAACAGTCAGACCTTTGATATCAACCGCCGTCGACTCGTATCCAAACCTGTTCTCTCATTTCTCCTTCCTCCTCGAAATGAACCCGGCGAAATTCTCTCATCCGTCCTCAAGGGAATTAGTTCGTTTAAGCCTTCTGTCCAGCAATGGATTGTAAATGTGCTGATGCGTTACGAAATTTCCCTTAGAGGCTTCACTCTATCTGCCGTTCCTTCCGCTTGGTGTAAAGTTCTCGTGAAGAAGAAGTGGTTCAGAAGACTGGTGTGGAATGGACCAGCAAGTTCGGATTCTCCGATCATCTTTGCCGGTAAGCCGCTTGACCAAGGCTTGCCGTGTGTAGATCGATCGTTTCCGACTACTGTTGGTCCTCCTCCATTGCCGTCCGTATTGAGGTCTGTAGAGACCCTTTGTGCGAAATTGTCAAGAGCACATACGGATGATTGGACCGGTGTACGCGTTAGGCCTATCTCAAGAAATATCGATAGGTCGACCTTTCGCGCCCGGTATGATTCGCGCTCTGAACCATTACCTTCGACACGGTTTACCGGGGTGTGTGTGAGATGGGGTTTTCTCTGGCCGAAGAGCTTGTTTACCATGATCAGTGAGGATTTTCCTCAATTGCTG